GAACTGTGTATTATGCACACGGTTCATGGAGAGGATTACTAACTGATAACTCAGCAGGAGACGTATTAAATTATGTTGACCCGCTAAATCTAATATCGTATAAAGCTAATGTTATTAACGAAGATAACTCTGCAAATACTGCAAATCTTATTCTTAAGTCAACTGGCACCGGTTCTTATGAATGGGTGGCGCAAGCGCAGTTTGACACAAGCCTAACTCAACTTACTGATGTTGTGATTTCAAGTCCTCAGGCAGACCAAGTATTAGCTTACAACGGTTCTGAGTGGACTAATCTATCGCCAACAGGTGGAAGCGGTGGAGCTAATCTGTTTAATACTGTCGCAGTTGGTAGTGATAGCATTACTGCTGATAGTGAGACAGATACTTTAACACTAGTCGCAGGATCTAATGTTACTCTTACAGCAAATACATCAACTGATACGATTACAATTGCTTCAACTGGCGGTTCTGGTGCAACGAGCTTACTTGCTCTAACTGACGTTGGTTCTGATGGAACTAATGGTCAAGTATTAACCACAGACGGTAGTGGTGCATTTACGTTTACAACAATAGGTGGTGGAAGTGGTGGAGATTATGCTGATTCCGATGTTAGTGCTCATTTAAATACAAGTGCAGCAACTACGAATCAGATATTAAGTTGGACAGGTTCTGACTTTGCTTGGGTTGCAGATCAAACGGGTGGCAGTTCATACACTAACTCAAATGTTGATACTCATCTAAATTCCGGTACTGCAGCATCAAGCCAAGTATTAAGTTGGGATGGTTCTGATTATGCTTGGGTTGCTCAATCAGGAGGTGGCGCGGCAAGAGTTACTGAAACTGAAACAACAGCTTCTATTGCAGATGGCGCAACTGGAAATGTTGAGTTTGCCACGTTAGGTAAATCATTCGCAATACAAAAAGTAACTGCACAAAAAGAATCGTGGATACGAATCTATTCTGATACGGCTTCAAGAACGGCTGATGCAAGTAGAACTCAAGGAACAGATCCTGCTGATGGTTCTGGTGTTATTGCTGAGTTTATTGCTACGTCTCCAAACACTGAATTTAAAGTTACTCCTGCCATTTACGGTTGGCTTGATGATTCAGAAACAGAAGTTCCTGTAGCAATACAAAATAATACTGGCGGAACAACCACATCTTCAGTTACAATTCAAGTATTAAAGATAGAGTCATAATATATGGATAAGCAACTTTATAACGTATTACTAGAACCGGGTTCTGACGAAGCAGCTTTCTTAGCTACCGAAGCAGCAGGCATGACGTGCTACGATAATCTTAACCTTTTTGATATGTTATTGGTTATGCAATTAACTGAAGAAGAAGCAAATACTTTATCAGAGAGTCCAAAAGTAAAAGCTGTTGAGAAAGAATTAGTAGCCGAACCTAGTTCATATCCAACAACTACCCCCAGATACGAATCTAGTGGTGCTACTTTTAGAACAAGAACAACACCGCCAACGAATGGTAATGGTAAAAATTATACTGGAATGAATATGTTTTTCACCAGTGAATTTGATCCTGCCTCGGGGTTCACTGGTGATTCGGCTGGTTACTTTGGTGATTTTAATTTTGACGATACAGTTAAATCAAACTTCCTTGGTGACTATGTTGATATAGTTGCAGTAGAAGCAGGCGCAGAATCAGACGCTGTTGGTAATGGGCATCAAAACCATGTTGATTTTCAAGAGTTTGATAGCACAACTAGTAGATTCGTTCCAATGGATTGGTCGAGCATAAACTCATCCCTTGATACTACTTTAAATAATCAAATTACTAACCCAAATGGAACTAGTAATAATGGGTACTTTACTTCTCATGCTGCTGGAGTATTAAGCGCAGCAGGTGGTAAGTATTGTGGTTGGGGCAAAAATTCTTCTCTTAGAGTAATATATCTTGGCGGTGAATCAATTTCTTCTGTTTATTATGCTATTCTTCAATTTCATATTGATAAAGCAGTTAATCCTGCTACTGGTGTAAAGAACGCAACGGTTATTACAGGAGCATACGGTTATTCAGGACTCGAACATTCGAAGTTTTTTGATATTGAAGATTGTTCATATATAGAAGCAAGAGATCCGGTTACTAATGCCACTACTACGTATAACAGAGGCGGTTACTTAGAAGGTGAAGAATTTAATATCACAATGACTGCTAGTGGTTCTGCAGAATACATAGTGACTGGTAGCGATCGAGTATTTACCGGAGCTACAGCATCAACACCTCTAGGCAATAGAGGCATTACTGTAAGACCGGGCGATAGAATTAAAATAACTAATAATGCGTCAGGAGGCCATCCTCTCTATATTAAAACTTCACCGACTAGTGGATCTACTAGTAATCTATATTCTGGAGTAACAGGACAAGGTACATCAGAAGTATCTTTTATCTTACCTGACGCAAATATAACATTGCATTATATTTGTGGATTTCATTCAGCAATGACTAGTACTATTGCATGCAATAAGGATACTACAACTTGGAGTCAAGATCTTAGACCATTTGTTAGATCTGGCATTATTCCAAGAGTAATTCAAGACCCTGCAGATAATATTGATAAGTGGATGATTTCAGTACCAAGCTCAAGTCGTTATAGTGCTTACGACACCATCATGCAAACAGTTGCTGGTTATAGTGGAATTTATCATTTTAAAAGTGCAGGTAATAACTCTCACGTTGGAGTAGATCCAGACGATAACAGATGGAACACACGCGTTAGACAAGACGGCAATAGTGCTTATGTTATTAATGCTATTGTTGGTCAAGTAAATAATTTCTCATCTGCATCAAATCCTGGGGCAACTGATAATTATCCATTAAGAGCTTTTGTTGATGGTGGAGATAATCAATTTACTGTTGCTGCTTGCCAACAAGATGACACAAATAGATTGTTAGACGATTATAGTAATAGAGGTCCAATGATTGACATAGCTGCTTTTGGAGCACAAACTTGGACGTCATACCCAACAAGTTCTTATGCGGATGGCAGATGGGGATACTTTAGTGGAACAAGTTGTGCAGCACCAGTTGCTGCAGGTTGTGCAGCAGTATTTTTAGATTGGTATGTTACTCAGAGAGGTGTATGGCCAACTACTACACAGCTAAAAGAATTAATACAAAAACATGCTAAAGAAAACTTAATAGAAGAAATAATGGATAATATTGACTTTGAAAACCAAGAAGGCACAATAACCGCCGCTGGCGCGATTAGCAGATTATCGCCTAAAAATATATCTTCAACTAAATTATACTCTTCAACAGAAGTTAATAGAATTAAAGATGGTGATAGCAGTAATGGTGGAGCAGACTTAACTGTTCTAGCTGGGACACAACCATTAAGAATTCATATTCCTTGGGGAATTAGAATGGGATCTGGTAAATACATAGCAGGTGGTTCTGAACAAACTGCAAACGGAAGACGTCCATTATCAGGTCGAGCATGGCCGAGAAGTAAGACGTCTTTTTCTTCTTGAGTTTTTTGAATAAATAAACTAAAATACAAAAGAGTTAAAGCTGAAACATGGAAATTTTAACAAATAATTTTAATAGTGACATCAACAGGATGTTCGTGACAGACACAGTAGATAACCAAGACTACTATATGTTTGTGTCTAAGATCGGGACTTTCAATCCTGTAGATTCTGCCGTCTCTCAAAATGAATTCCTAGAGAATACATTATTTGGTAAAAAGATACACAATGATGATATAAATTATATGATTAAATACTATCCTTGGCAAAGAGGATCAGTATATGCCCAGTACGATGATACAATTGATTTGGACGGATTAAAGTTCTACTCAGTAGTAGGTCCAAACGATAACGATACTGGTGATTATAGAATTTATAAATGTTTGTCCAATAAAGAAGGTGCTGCTGCTGAATCGCCACCTACATACGACGCAGCTAACGCAAATCAAATTTACGAAACTGCTGATGGTTATGTATGGAAATACATGTACAAATTGTCTACCCTACAGTTTGAAGGATATAATGCGTTAGGTTATATTCCAATAGATCCTACAGCAAATACAACACCTGATGCAGTGTACGGTGGTGGTGTTTCAGAAATACTTGTTGAAAACCTTCTTGATAACAATGGTTACGAGGAAAAGATTGCTACTTTATTTCAAATATTTAGTAGAGTGCAAGGCTCGGTTCAAGGCGATGTTACCATGAGTCTCGATCCTACTACATTGGATTGGGATGCAACCTCTAATTACTTTGTAGGACAGTATTGCTATATAACAAATCCTAGCTCAAGTGTAACTAATTTGTTTAAAGTATTAGATTATACATTTAACGATACTACTGGTAATGCAGAGATTAGAGTTGGTGCTGAAATTAGTAATCCTTCAAGAGGAAACGTTGAAGCCGCAACCACCGCCAATCCTGTAGTTATTACTTCAACAGGTCACGGTCTCGTTGATGGTCAGCCAATACGATTTAGTAACGTAGGTGGAATGACTCAAATTAATTACGAAGGTGCTGCTAACAGTGCAGATGTATTTTATGTTAAAACAGTTGACTCTGATAGTTTTCAGCTTTATACAACCGGTGTAATGAATCAGAATGGCGTAACATTTGCTGGGACTAACACTCCATTGGATGGGTCAGCGTTTACAGCTTGGACTTCTAAAGGAACATACAACGCTGATAAAGATTTGTATGTAGCTGGGGTTCAAACAAATGCATTAGTAAAAATATTCCCAAGGATTGATATTCAAGGGGATGGTGTTGGAGCAGTCGCAATTCCTACTGTATTAAATGGTAGAATTAATAAAGCTATTATATTAAATAGAGGCAGCGGTTATAATAATGTAATCGCATCTGTCGCAGATCCACAATCGTTTGATCCAACAAATGACGGGGATGTTGATGTTAGAGCATTATTAAGACCAATACTTGAACCAAACGGTGGACATGCTTATAATATTCTCGAAGAATTTAAATGCAAACATTTTTCATTCTATGGTTATGTTACAGCTTCTGATAATACACATATTGGTGGTGTAAATACTTATGGATCTATTGGTATTGTAAGAGCGCCGCAATTTAGAGACGGTCCTAACGCAAGCATACCTGGGACTGATTGGAGAAGTACTTCAACGTTAGGTTTAGTTCCTGAAGTGTTCGATAACAGAATCGCAATTGTTACAGATAATTATAATGATCTAACTTCAAATAGTACTATCACCCAAATCGATGTAGATAACAACATTACGTTTAAAGCACAGGTACACGAGATTGACGCAACATCCAATACCGTTTACCTCGCTGAATACATGGGTCCTTATCCAAATAGATCCAATGTTGGCAATGGAGATACTTCCTTTAATCCTAATTCTGATATTACTTCAGATACGGGTCAGAAGATCGCAATAAATAATCCAGTAGCCTCCAATGTTACATACTCAGATTACATACAACGAACGGGTGAAGTATACTTCATGGAAGACTTTTTCCCATTAGCACGAACTGAACTCTCGAGAGAAGAATTCAAGTTCGTATTAGAATTTTAAGGAACGTAGACAAAGATGCCTATTAATAAAAATCTCAACCAAGCGCCGTACTTCGATGACTACGATATTGAGAAGCAATTCTACAAGGTTATGTTCAAGCCAGGGTTTGCAGTTCAAGCCCGAGAGCTTACACAACTTCAAACGATGCTTCAGAACCAAGTCGAACAATTTGGTGATAACGTATTCAAAGAAGGTTCTATTGTAAAGGGTTGTAACTTTACAGAGCTTGATGATCTTGAGTTTGTTAAAGTAAATGACGGTCCAGCAGGATTTAACCCAACTGCATATATTAGTAAGACAGTTATAGAACCAATCCTAGGACAAGATGTTGAGCTTGATTATGTATACGAAGTTGTTGGAGCGAGTACAGGACTAAGAGCTTCAATTATACAGGCATCTATTGGTTTTCAAACAAGACCGCCAGATTTACATACCTTTTATATTAACTATCTTAACACTGCTGCATCTGGTGCAACTCAGTTCCAAGCCGGTGAAAGTCTAACAGTTAATCTTTATAAGTTTAAAGTAGGAACAACTACTAACGCGCTTGCTTCGGTTCCTGATGTACTAGCAGCTGACGGATATGCAACGGGTATTAATGTTTCTGCTGGAATATCAACTCCACATGTTGGTAGATCATTCGGTATTGAAGCTTCTCCTGGAATCGTATTTCAGAAAGGACACTTTATCTTCGCTGCTGCACAGAGATTGATTGTTGAAAAATACAGCCAATCTCCTGATGCAAAATCTGTCGGTTACACAGTATCTGAAACACTAGTTAATTCGTTACAAGATGCAACGTTATTTGATAACGCAAACGGATCTAAAAACGAAAACGCTCCAGGTGCTGATAGATTAAAATTAATTCCAACACTAAGTGTATTCGAGACATCTGCTGCGCGAGCTAACTCAGACTTCTTTACATTAGTTAGATACCAATTAGGTAACTCAATTGCTGTAAGGGATGTTTCTCAATACAACGTATTGGGCGAGGAAATGGCAAGAAGAACGTACGAAGAGTCTGGCAACTACATCTTAGACAAGTTCCCATTACAAACTACTGATCGTGGTAGTAATGTTGATCTGTTAGTAGGAACAGGCGTCGCTTACGTTAAAGGTTACAGAGTTGAAAATTCTGGCGAGCGTTCTTTTACTATTGACCAAATAGCAACTACTGAAAATATACAGAATCAAAGCGTATCTTTTGACTACGGCAATTGGTTAAAAATTAATTCTTTCTCAGGAAGAGTAGATACTGATTGGACTGATGTTACTCTACAAAATTCAAGTAGTGGTAACTTAGGTACAGCGATCGCAACTAACATCACACCTGATAGAATTTACTTAACTGCTATTCGTATGAATGGCTCGTCTGATATTAATGATCTTGATAGAATAACAGACGGTAATGGATTCGTTAGTGTTGGTGGATCTTTACAGGAAGCATCAAAAAGAGCATTGGTATTTGACACAGGCCTATCAAGTTTATATGCAACTACTGATACGCTTGTACCTACGAGAGTACAGATTGCTGCGACCCACTCTAGTGGCGTAATTACTATTGATGCAAATTCAAATAACGAAGACTTTAACTGTAATAATAATGACATACTTATTGTAGATGATTCATCTGTTCAGTGGCCTATTCTTTCAGTAAATACAACTTTGAATAATTCACGCCTTAATATAACGATCTCTGCATCAGCCGCTGCTAACGTAACAGTTTATTACAACAAGCGGCTTATAAGTTCCACAGGAGGTATTGAGCCTTATAGCAAGGTGGTGTTGCTACCATATGTAAAAGCTAACTACACGTCTGCTGTTTCAACTTATAGTTTAGGTTTGCCAGATTGTTATAGGATAGTATCTATCGTTGATAGTGCAGGTACCGACTATTCTAATAGCTTTAGATTAAAAACAAATCAGAAAGATACTTATTATGATCTATCTTATATTGAATATATTGAAGGCCGACCAAAACCCGATAATGGTGTAATTACAATTAGGTTTGGTGTATTTGAAACTAATACATCTGCAGGTAAGCCATTCTATACAATTAACAGTTATCCTAATTCACTTGATGCGTGGGAAATTCCATCCTACGTAGCGAGTTCAGGTCAAGTCTTTAATCTTAGAGATTCATTTGACTTTAGACCTATGGTTGATAAAGATACCAACGGAAACTACAATGCACCGACTGCTGGCTCAGCTCCAACTGTAACGACTCTTGTTGGTTCAAACGGTATTACCTTTAATAATATATACGACGCAAATGCTGGTTTACCTAGACCGCTGATTCCTGCGGTAGGAAATGCTGCAACTACGGATCTTGAATATTACATGGCAAGAATTGATACTGTCGTATGTGATTCGTATGGTGAGATAACATTAATTAAAGGCGAGGAGCATAGAAATCCAGCGCCACCTAAAATATCGACTGACCAAGTTGCTATTGCTAATGTAAAAATTCCAGGGTATCCTGCTTTGTCTAAACGACAAGCTGATGTACTTCGCAAACGTTCATACGCAATTAAGCCTATGCCAACTGGTATTAAAAACTTCACAATGAAAGATCTTCACAGTTTAGAAAAGAAGATTGATAACATGGCGTATTACATCTCGTTAAATCAATTAGAGTCAGAGACTTCTAATCTAACTATTAGAGATGAGAATGGTTTAAGCAGATTTAAAAATGGTTTTGTAGTAGATCCGTTTACTGACTTATCGCTAGGTGATATTACTCATCCGCAATTTAGCGCGTCGGTACCGTTTGAGCAAAAGATTCTTCAGCCCGCGTTAAAAACGTTCGCATTGGATCTGATCTATGATGATTCAGCCGGTTCTTCTATCTTCCCATCTACTTCTTTGCCTAAGGTGGCAACAATTGGAAGAAACTCAAATATTGAATTACTTTCTCAGCCGTATGCGTCAGGTTATAGAAATGCCGTAAGTAACTTCTACAAGTATGTAGGTGATGGAATTGTATCGCCTCCTTACGATGCTGCCTATGATACAACAGTTAATCCAGCTTCTATTGATATAGATCTAACTTCACCGTTCGAAGAATTCATTGATTCAATTCAAGAATTCTTACCTATGACAGACGTATCTTCTGAAGTGACTTTTGTTAGAGCTGAAGGTCGAGAAGGTAGACGTGGTATCCCCGGAGGAATAGAAACAACAACTACAACGACAAGAGCTAGTGAAATAGTTGTCGATAATAGTACAACAACTACTGAGTTCGTTGGCGAGTTTGTTTCTAACCTATCGTTTGAGCCTTACATGGCAGGACGTGATCTTAAGATCTATATGTCAGGATTAAGACCTAATCAAAGACATTACTTCTACTTCGATGGCGTTAGCGTTGATGCTCATATTATGCCTGGGTCACCAACAGCAAATAGTGTTGACGCAGTTCATAGATATGGCGATAAAGCGGCAATTGTTAAAACAGATGCTAATGGTGTATTGAGAGCAGTGTTTGCCTTGCCACCAGAAACATTCTTTGTTGGAGATAGAATACTAGAAATTGCAGATGTTAATACATATACAAGTATTGATAGTGCTTCTACTTCAAAAGGATTCGTTACTTATCGTGCATATAACTTTAATATCGAAAAGACATCATTAACGACTGCCACAAGATCGCCTAACTTTGATGTTAATACTACAACGACAACAAGAAACGTTGCTCGACGTCGTAGAGGTAGAGATCCATTAGCTCAAACATTCTTTATTAAGAAAGGTATGGGTGCAGGATCTAATTCCATTTACTTGTCTGATATTGATATTTACTTTAAGCGTAAGCCTACAGCTGTCGCAGAAACAGGTGCGAATACTGATGCTGCTCTAAACGGCGTATCAGTACAGATCAGAGAAGTACAGAATGGTTATCCTTCAAATCAAATCGTGCCTTTCTCAGTTGTTCATAAAATACCTTCTGAAGTTAGTGTATCAGAAACAGCTGCTGTAGCAACTACATTTACCTTTGATGCTCCAATTCGTTTGGATGTTGAAAAAGAATACGCAGTTGTCATACAGCCTGATGCATCAGATCCTAACTACCTTGTATATACTTCTAAGGTTGGTGGTATTGATATTACTCCTGGCGAAACATTAGGTGCAGCGATTGTTCAAGATTGGGGTGACGGCGTTCTGTTTACTTCAACTAACAACTCTGCTTGGAAATCGTATCAAGATGAAGATATTAAATTTACTTTAAGAAGACATAACTTTAATTCTACAACTGGTACTGTTGGTTTAACAAATAACAATCACGAATTCCTTACTGTTAGTAATTTGACTGGAAGATTTAACTCTGGTGAATTATGTTATCAGCCAACTACGACTGTAACTACGACTGTTCAAACGTCTATAGGTATAAACGCTAACATTATAACGGGTTCAGGCATTGAATCTTTATACTCTGATGGCGATTATATTAAGGTAGTTAATACGGCCGGTACTGATGTATTCAAAGTAACTTCCTCAAGTACTGTAGATCAGATAACTGTAAACAAACCTGCTTGGTTTGCCGGCACAGGATCTGGGCAGTCAGTCATTGTTGGCGATCTATCGTTCTACGATTTAAGAAATCCTTTTGAGATGCATCTTGAAGCAAGTAGTGTAACTGCTACTAAATTGTTTACGGTTAGTGCAACATTGTTATTAACTGGACTTGATAGTGGTTCAACTGCTCAAATTGCTTCGATTGATAATATTAATCTAAGTTATGTTCAACCGATGATTATGAAGGCTGCTGATTCAACGTCTAAGCTTACACTAAATGGGCAATTTGTACCACCTGCCGATGTTAATACTACTTATACAACTGCGATGGCGTTTAACAATAATAACTTGTTTACTCAAGACGGTGTTATAATATACAGTAGATCTAATAATCCTACAGGCGCAAAGGTATTTAAACTTAACGTTGGATTAACGAATGGCAATAATGTAACATCAACGCCGTTCATTGATATTGAATCATCTAAACTTATTGCATATCAATATAAGATTACGAATGACCCAGTAACTACTTCTAAGTATATATCAAAGACGATTGAATTGTCTGAGAGTTTAGATGCTGAAGACTTTAACTTGATTGCTACAGCTTATCGTCCAACAGGAACTGATTTTAAAGTTTACATCAAACCACAGAATGGTTTTGATAACGATGACTTCGATTCTTTACCATGGATTGAGATGGAAATATTTGAAGGTGTAGGTTTATTCTCTACGGTTTCTAATACAAACGATTATAGAGAGTTCAAGCTTAGAATACCAAAAGGAAATAAAGTTGGTGGAGTTGAGAGTGGTGCGGTAACGTATACTAGCAATTCTGGTATCTTTACAGGATTCAAGAGATTCGCGGTTCGTATTGATATGCTTTCTCCAAATATACATAACGCACCGACGTTAAAGGACTATCGCGGTATTGCATTAACATAACAGGTCTTAGGTCTAAACTGATGAGTAATATACATAGAGATGAGCAAACCGGTGCTATTTTAAATACAGATGCGGACGCTCTTAATAAATATAAAATACAACGGAACTACTACCGTCAAACTGATAAGATAACATCAGACCTGTTAGATATTAAAGCAAGCATCATTAACATCTATGAACGAATAGAGAAATTGGAAAAAAATTAAATGGCCAGAGATATAGGAAGTATTACAACCGCGCAGACGTTCGAGAATTGGTTTACTAAAACTAATGATCTCGTTGGCGCTTTAAGGACAGCCACTATGACGGCGTCTCCTGGAGCTGGCGATACGGTGGAAGGTAATTCAACTTTAGTTGGTATCCTTACTGCTAGTAATTTGGTTGCGAGTACATTACTTTCAACAAATGATATTGGCGCGCGCTCAGGTGCTGTAATTAATTTTCAAGATCCTATCGCAGTTGCATCAGGTGTAGAAATTGCAGCCACCTTCAACTACGCAGGGACAGGTGCTCAGGTAAGATTCACTGACGGTTCTATTAGTTGGGATGCAGGAATGGATTCCGATGGCAATAACAACTTCGTTATTGATACTGGTGTAGCCCCAGTTAAGTTTCTTTTAACACCAGCAGGAACTATGACGGTTCCAAACGCAGTTGTTACCGAAAACCTTACAGTAGGTAGTTTAACAATTGGCGCGGGTGGTGCAGGATTTAATTCAGACGATATTGATGAAGGTGTAGTTAACCTATATCATTCGCCTGCTAAAGTAGTGGCAGCATTAAGTGGTGGAGATGGTATTAACATTTCAGCTGCCGGCGAAATATCCTTTGATGGCGAAGGTGAACTAAGTACTTATCAAGGTAACGAGTTTATTAATACAGGTTCTGTAGGAACTGGTATCAAAGCTTATATGACAGGTTCACAATCTACTGGCGTACCTGTTGGCAGATTAAGTTCTTTATGGTCAGGAACAACTTATAATCCTTTAAATTGGACTCCTGGTGGTGTTGATGTCCAAGGTTTCATAACTGCTACTGGCGACGTTGAAGTAAAAAGTGGTGTATTTAGAGTTGGAACTCAATCATCATTAAAAGCGTCTATTGACCAATCAGGTAACGGATTCTTTACTGGAAACGTAACGACATTTGGTTCAACGTCAGATAGAAGATTAAAGGAAAATATTGTTCCATTAACTGGATGTTTGGAAAAGACAA